GGGCCGCGCACGGCCGACGGGCGCATGTCGCTGCGCGCGTTCGATGTGTCTACAGGGGGATGACGATGGACACTGTTCTGCGACTGGGCGACTTCGAATTCGAGCATCTCGAGGTGCCGGAGAGCATCGCGCTCGGGGGAGGCCAGCGGCTTGCCGTTCACAAGTACCCGGGTGGCGCCCGCACGGTGCAAGCCATGGGCGCCGACCACGAGCCGCTGCAGTGGAGCGGGCTCCTGCTCGGCGGCAATGCGCTCGAACGCGCGAAGTACCTGGACTTTCTACGGGTGCAAGGCGCGGCGCTGCCGCTGAGCTTCTTCGACAGCACCTACACGGTCGTTATCGCGAATTTCCGCTTCGTCGTCGAGCGCTACTACAAGGTCGGCTACACGATTTCGCTGGAGGTGGTGTCCGACGACAGCCAGCCGGTGCAAACCGTTGCACCGTCGGGTTTCGACACTGCGATTGACCAAGACTGCGACACCATGCTGGGCCTGGGCGACTTGATCGGCGACGGCCCGCTCTCGGGCGCTCTCGACACGCTCAATTCCGCGGTGCGAGGGGTATCCAGCTTCGCGACGGCGGCCAGCAGCACGATCCAGACGGTTCAGGGGGCGATTGGAGCGGTCGGCGCGCGGGTCACCTCGCTCACTTCCTCGGTGGCCAACACGATCAGCGCCGTCTCGTCGCCCGGCGGTGTGCTGCCTGGCGTGCCGCTGGCGCAAACGATCAGCACCATGGCGGCCCAGGTCACTGCCACCTCGCAGTATCCGATCCTTCAGAACATCGGCAGCCTGGCCGCACGCATGTCACGCAACGTCAGCATGGCGCAGCAGGGTGCATCCACACGGTCGCTGCAGGTGGCCGGCGGCACCTTGTTCGACATCGCTGCACGCGAGTATGGCGACGCCACCCGGTGGATCGCCATTGCGCAGGCCTCGGGTCTGACGGATGCGGTCATTTCCGGTGTGAAGACCCTGCAGATTCCCGCGAACCCACTCGATTCAGGCGGAGTGCCCACGCAGTGAACAATCCGGATCCGGAGTCGACTGGAACGCGGCCGCGCGGCGCAGTGTTCGCCAACGGCGAGCGCTTGCAAGGCGTGACCGGCTTCGAGGTCGACAACAACACCTTCTACCAAGCCGACACCTTCCGGCTGACGCTGTGTCTGAGCAAGCAGCCAGCGAACCGTGGGTGGGCATGGTGGGCCGACCAGCGGGAGGTCGAGATCGAGCTGCTGGCCGGCTATCCGGAGCGGCCGGACAGCTTCGGCCGTGAAGACTTGCAGTCGCTGCTGATCGGGAACGTCGACGACATCGAATTCGACCCCATAGCGGATGAAATTGTGATGGCCGGTCGGGATCTGACCTCTCGGTTCATCGATACGAAGACCGTCGAGAAATACCAGAATCTCACGGCCTCTCAGGTGGCCGAGAAGCTGGCCAAGGCGCACGACATGACGCCAGTGGTCACGGCCACCACCGACACCATCGGCACCTTCTACAAGATCGATCACGCGGCCACTCAGGACGACCGGCCCGAATGGGACGTGCTCACCTACCTTGCGCAGGTGAGCGGCTTCGTGGTCTACGTCAAGGGCCGCGAGCTGCACTTCGAGCCGAAGGGTGATCCAGCCGACGTAGAGCCGTACATCTTGCGCTGGCAGCCGCCGACGGAAGATCAGGCTTCGCCGGTGGTCAACAGCACGCGGCTGACGTTCTCGCGCAACCTGACGGTCGCGCGCGACATCAAGGTGAACGTGCGCAGCTACAACCAGAAGCAGAAGAAGGGCTTCACGGTCACGGCCGAGCGCAGGCGCATCAAGAACACGACCACCAGCAAGGTGGGGCGCTCCGGGCTGCCGCCGCAGCAGTACAGCTTCTTCTTCCCGAACATGACGCCCGACGAAGCGCAGAAGAAGGCGAACCAGCTGCTGAAGGACATCAGCGAGCACGAGGTCAACCTCTCGGCCGACGTGCCGGGCGACACGTCGCTCAACCAGGCGACGCTACTCAAGGTCGAAGGCACCGGCACCGCCTTCGACCAGCTGTATTTCCCCGCTTCGGTGGTGCACAGCTTCGACTTCAACTCGGGATATCGCACGCTGTTTCGTGCGAAGAACGCCAGCCCAGAAAGCACGGTGCAAGGATGAGGGAATTCGAACAAGCCATGTCCGTCGCGGCGCAGCGCGCAGGTGATGCCAAGCAGGACACGCGCTGCGGCCTGGTCGACTCCTACGATCCGGACGCCTACAGCGTGAAGGTGCGACTGCAGCCGTCCAACGTGCTGACCGGCTGGATTCCCATCGCGAGCTGCTACGTCGGCAACGGCTGGGGCATGCAGGTGGGACCGACCATCGGCGACGCGGTGGTGCTTGAGGCTCAGGAGGGAGGGGGAGATGCGGCCATCGTGACCGGTTCGATGTTCAATGACGTCGAGCGCCCGATGAGCGTGCCTTCGGGCGAGTTCTGGATTCGGCACAAGTCGGGCAGTTTCCTGAAGTTCAAGAACAACGGGGACGTCGAGCTCAACACCGATCACGACCTGATTGCGACGGTGGGCAACGACCTATCAGCGACGGTCGACGGCAAGGCCACCATCGGGGTGGCCGGCACCGCGGACCTGACGGTCGGCGGCACGCTCACGAGCACCGCGCCGCAGTGGAACCACAACGGGCCGGTGAGCATCAACGGCACGCTGACCGTGAAGTACCAGATCGTGGGCACGGGCGGCCTTGGCATCACAACGCCGTTCGGCTCTGTGGGTGGGTACGCGGCGCAGTTCACCGGCAACCTGAACGCCATCAACGGTTCGTTTGTCGGCACCAACTGGGACTTCGTCGCCGACGGCTACACGCTCAAGCTGCACAAGCACACCGGTGTTGTTGCCGGCAGCGACACCTCAGGATCAGCGACCCCATGACCGACCTCTACCACTTCATCGGCGACGACCTGAGTGTGTCGGCCACGGGCGACGTGCTGCAGGTCGAAGGGCTGGACCAGACCAGCCAGCGGATCCTGCGCCGGCTGCTCACCAACCCGGGCGACTACATCTGGCACCCGGACTACGGCGCCGGCCTCGGCAAGAAGATCGGCACGCTGCTGGACATTCCAGCGCTCACGGGCTTGATCCGTTCCCAGATCTTCCTGGAGGCCTCGGTCGCACGCACGCCGGCGCCGGTCATCTCGGTGCAGGGCATCGCGAACGGCCTGTCGGTGCGCATCCAGTACTACGACCGCGATTCGGGCGAGCTCGCGAGCCTCTCCTTCGACGTGAACCGCTGAACGAAACACCATGGCACTCAATACCAAGACCTTCGCCACCATCGTCAGCGACCAAGTGACCGCCATTCAGGCGGCATCCGCGCGCCTCATTGATACGACCATCGGGTCGATCATTCGGTCGGTGGCCGAGGCCAATGCGGCTGTGGTGCTGTGGCTGCAAGGACTGATCGTGGCGTTGCTGGCCACCACGCGCGCCTCAACCTCGACTGAGGGTGACCTCGACACGTGGATGGCCGACTTCGGCCTGACGCGCCTGCCAGCAGTGGCTGCTACCGGCAACGTGACGTTCTCCCGCTTCACGGCGACCAACCCCGCGCAGATTCCGGTCGGCGCGCGCGTGCAGACCGGTGATGGCTCTCAGGTGTTCGCCGTGATCGAAGACGCGACGAATCCGGCCTACGCCGCCGGCGTGTACACCGTGCCGGCTGGGGTTTCGAGCTTAGTGGTGAAGGTCCAAGCAGTGACCGCAGGCGCAGGCAACAACGTGGTGATCGGCGCGATCAACACCTTGGCGACCGCAATATCGGGCATCGATACGGTCACGAACCTCGCGGCCTTCACAAATGGCGCCGATGCGGAAACCGACGCCGCGCTGCGGCTGCGCTTTGTTGCCTATGTGGCGAGCCTGTCGAAGGCCACGAAGGAGGCTGTCGGCTATGCGATCACCAGCTTGCAAACCGGCCTGAGTTACACGCTTACCGAAAACCAGACCTACCCGGGCGCCGTGGACTACGGCTATTTCTACGTGGTGATCGATGACGGCACGGGCGTGCCGGGTAGCACGCTGGTGAACACGGTCGCCAACGCAATTGATCGGGTGCGGCCTGTCACTTCCCGCTTCGGTGTGTTCGCGCCGGTGGTAATACCCGCCGCAGTGTCGATGACCGTGGAGGTGGCGGCCGGCTACGACCCGGCGGCCACGCGGCTGGCCGCGAAGAACGCGATCACAAACTACATCAACGCCCTCGGTCTGGGCCATCCGCTGCCTTACACCATGCTGGCCAGCGTCGCTTACGGCGTTACTGGTGTGTCGAAGGTGCTCGTGGGGTACACCCTGAACGGCGGCACCTCGGACATCGCGGCAACGCCGCAGCAGGTGGTCAAGGCCTCAACCGTGACGGTGCTCTGATGGCAACAGGAGATCTCACCGACTTCCGGGCACGGATCAAGGCAACGTTGCCGCGCTGGTTCGCGGACTCGACGCCGATCCTGGACGCGCTGCTGTCCGGGCTCGCGCAAGCCTGGGTGTTCGTCTACTCGCTCTACCTCTACGCCCAGCTGCAGACGCGCATCAGGACGGCGACGGACGGCTGGCTCGACCTGATCGCGGGCGACTTCTTCGGCACGCGCATCAGGCGCAAGGCCAATCAAAGCGACGCCAGCTTTCGCGCCACCATCATCGCGAACCTGTTTCGTGAGCGCGCGACGCGCAAGGCGCTCATCGAAGTACTGACCGAGCTCACCGGCCGCGAGCCGATCCTGATCGAACCGCAGCAGCCCGGCGACACGGGCGCCTACAACGTACCGACCAGTGGCTACGGCGTGGCGGGCTACTACGGCTCGCGCCTTCTGCCTTCGCAAATGTTCTTGATCGCGTTCCGGCCTGCGAGCGCAGGCATTCCAAACGTCGCCGGATACGGCAATCCGCAAGGCGCATATGGAACGCCGCCAGTGAGCATGTACGGAAGCCTGTCGCTGATCCAAGGTCAGGTCACCGATGCCGACATCTACGCAGCCATCGACAGCGTGAAGCCTGTCGGCACGGTCATCTGGACCACGATCAAGAGCTGATCAACCTTTCCCTTTGCAACGGCCCGCAGGCATCCCGCCTCGCGGGCCTTCTTCATGGAGCCTTCGATGGATCGCCAAATCAACTACCCGGGCCAAGTCCCACTCGAGACCGACCTGCTGCAGAGCAATCAAAACATCATGATCGGTCTGGCGAAGCTCTCGCAGGCGATCTTCGGCACCGGCGGCATTGCCACCGGCTTCGCCACCACGCAGACGGTCGTGCCGTCGCTGAATGTTCTGGTCGCGCCGGGTGAGATCTACAGCCTCCAGAACCTCGAGGCGAGTGCAATCAGCTCGCTTCCCCAGGATCTGGTGCATTCAATCGTCAAGCAGGGCATCTTGCTCGATGCGGTGACGTTGCCCATAACGCCGCCCGGCACGGCCGGCTTCAGCGTGAACTATCTTGTGCAGGTTGCCTACCAGGACAGTGACAGCGGGTCCACGGTGCTGCCGTACTACAACGCCAGCAATCCCAACGTCGCCTACTCTGGGCCCGCTAACAGCGGAGCGGCGCAGCCTACGGTGCGAAAGGGCGTGGCGGTGGTCAGCCTGAAGGCAGGCACGGCCGCCACGACAGGAACGCAGACGACGCCGGCTCCCGATGCTGGAAAGCTGGGGCTGTATGTCGTGACCGTTGCGAATGGCGCCATCTCGGTCGTTAGCGCGAACATCTCGCCCTATGCGAATGCACCGGTTCTGTCGTCGCCGGTGAAAAGTGGTCGCCTGCTCAACGTGCAGGTATTTCTCTCAACGGGCCCTTACACCCCGACGCCGGGAACCAACAGCGTTGTGGCGGAAGTCCAGGGAGCCGGCGGCGCGGGCGGCAGCGGAGTCGGCCCAGCGAACACGTCGTTAGCAGCACTCTCGCAGGCGGGTTGCGATGGCACCTATGCGAAGGGTTTGTTCACGTCCGGATTCGCTGGCGTCACCGTCACGGTGGGCGTTGGTGGTGCCAAAGCGGCGGCAGGCAACAACCCTGGCGGTGCCGGTGGTGCATCGTCCTTCGGCGCGCTGCTGTCATGCCCAGGTGGCGCCGGTGGTGCCGGCGGCCCCGTAGTGTCGACTCCAGTTGCTTCCGGGGGAGGCAACTTCAGTGGCGCGCCCAGCGGGTCCTACATCTTCTGGAAAGCTGGGCGGCCTGGTACCTACAGTGTGGCGCTA